AGAGATACTTGTCACGCGACAGGATGGCAAGGCGCAGGGCAGTCCATGACGCGCCATATCCGCGCTCGTGTCTGGTGCCTCTTGTGCCCTGCCATCCCGACATGATCAGAGGGCAACGCCTGCCGCCTGCGGGTCGAAGGCGAGAACGGTGGTGGAGGTGGCAATGCCGAGGACGGTGGGATATTCGCCGCTTGCCAGATCGGCAACGGGGCAGATACCGCCAGGAGTGTCAGAGAGGTAGTAGGCCACGCCTGCGGTCATGGTGGCGCCGATGGTCAGCGATCCGCCGATGTGAACCACGATGGGCTGGTTATCCGCGCCGCCATTGAGGGCAATGCCGAAGACCGTGCGGATGGCAGCGGTTGCGCTGTTGTTATCAGCGAGGCCGACCTTATCGGTTGCGCTGTCGAGGTAGACGACTTGCCCGGCTGTGATGGCGGCGTTTGCGAGTTTGGTGCGCTGGACGCTGTTGCCGGATGCGACGACTGAGGTTGCGGTGATGGTCAGGTTTGCCATGGTATGATCCTGCTATGTTTGCGCGCCATCTTGGACGCGGACGTGTCGTCTGTCAAGTTCCCGGTCACGCGGCGAGATAGCGGCGTAAACCGCGCCCGGGGTGATACAGATTGGGCGCACTAACCGTCTGCCGCCGCCCTGCTCCCTTACCTTACAGCCGGGCTTTTAGCCGCCCGGTCGGGGCTGTCTTGTTGGTCGTGTGGCGAGATAACGCGCGATGGCTTCGGGCTTGACGGTAAAGGCTGGGATGGTTTTCTTGCGGCGGATGATTTCGCGCTTGAAAGCCAAGCCGTGCTTTGTCTCGGCCATGTATATCGCGTTGATGCCCACGCCCAATTCGTCAGCGGCCTGCCTTGCGGTGTATCCCATATCGGCAAGGCGAAAGTAATCCTCACGGGTTGCCATTCGTCGCCACCTCCCCACCGCAGGCGGCATATCCGGCAATGTCGATCCAGTGATCGGCATGTTCCGGGCTGGTCTTGATGCGCGCCAGTTTCAGCAGGTTCATCATCACGGCAACATCGGCGCGGCTGATGTATTGATCAAGATGCGCTGTCCAATAGGCGGCGATAAGCCCGAAGCTGTCTTCCGGTTCGCCGTGTGTGGCGTTGCGGTCCTGCGTGACGGCATGTGCTGCGGCTGCGAGGATTTCAGCACGGGTCATTTCGCGGCCTCCGTGTCTGGGTCTGGGTCTTTGTCTTCGGTGAAGATCATGACAGGCGACTTTTCGCAAGCTGCGATAAGTTGTTCCATTGCCATGCCAAAATTTTCAACTGCTTCCTTCAAGTCGTCGTTGATCTTGGCGGAAAGCTTGACGTGAAGCTCTTTCATTGCGCGGCCTCCTTCGCGGCGATGTATCCGTGTTCGACCTTTGCGATCATCGCGGCGATATCTTCCGGCCTTGCTGCGGCGATGCTGATGATTGCGAATACGACGAGGACTGACAGGAACTCGGTCACGCCGCACCCCCGATCACCTGCGCCTGCACAAGCGCCTGCATCTTGGGCGGCAGTTCGTAAATCGTGGCGCCTTTGTGGTTGAGGTTGTCCGCGCTGACCTTGCCGTCAAGGATGAGGTTGCGCAGGTCATGCACAACCTGGTTGCGCTCTTCGTTGATCTTGCGGGAAATGTCGTCGGCGGTCATTGCGACGAACTCGCGGCGGGTGCGGTGCCAGAATGCAGCGAGGATGGGGGTCATGTGTCTATCGCTCCTGTTGCGTTGTCCTGTGTGGTGGTTGCGGCGACCGGGCCACAGGAAGCCCGGCATCGGAAGCTATCCTTACGCCGCAGGGACAGATTGCACCGGGCGGCGGGGGTGTGTCAAGCGGTCTGATAGATGGCCCACTGGCCCAGATCGGCGAAGAAGGTGGGCCAGCGTTTTGGGCCGGGAAAAAATCCGCTAAGTGCCTGTCTTTACTACTACTTACTTACTTCTAAAGATAAGAAGAAGAAGAAGGCCCAGCAATCCCAGTATATTATACCTCATGTCTATGCCTTTCCTGTCATTACATAGGTGGATTGTAATGGCATGACATATGGATAGGTATATATGGGCATGCGTGATTTTCGCGGGCCGGGCCGGGCCAGCGGGCCACAACTCGCAAGCCGTTGATATTGCAAGCTCTCGGCATCGCAGCAATGCAATCGCAGCGCAAAATAAGTGGGCCAGTGGCCCGCTTTCCATGTGTTGACATTACACTGCACATGCTCCACCATCGCTTTTGGGCTGCAATGTCATTGCGTCATGCCATGCCATTGCGTCAAAGTGTCGTCATTACATCAGGATCAACATGGCAGACCCTATTCAGGCGTTCATCGACCACATGCGCGCGGTCGGTTGCGGGATGGAGAGCGGCGAACAGATCATCGACGATGACAAGCCGCACCGCTACAGGATCGAGGGAGACAAGCCGCGAACCAAGAACGGCAGCTACAAGCTCAAGGTCGAGGCGGACGGGTTCGCGGTCGGCTGGTGCATGTCATTCCGGGAAGGCGTAACGCACCCTTGGCACATCAAGGCGAGCCGGAAATACAGCGAGGAAGAGCGGGCCGCGTTCAAGGCAAAGTCAGCAGCAGCCAGAGCCGCAAGGGATGCAGAGGCGGCGCAGGAAGCCGCAGAAGCCGCAAACAAGGCCAAGGCGCTATGGAAGCGATGCGCGTCGGATGGGGAGGCCGGATACCTGACACGCAAGCGCCTGAGCGGCCTCTATGGCGCGCGCGTGTGGCGCGGCCTGGTTGTTGTGCCATGCTGGACGGCGGCGGGCCTATCCAGCCTGCAATTCATCGCGGCAGATGGCGCCAAGCGGTTTCTTAAGGGCGGATCGATGGACGGCGCCTATCACGCGATACCGGGGGATGACACGCTGGTCATCTGCGAGGGATACGCGACGGGATGCAAGATACACATCGCCACCGGTCATTCGGTCATCTGCGCATTCAACGCGGGCAACCTCAAGGCCGTGACCGTGGCAATGCGGCGCAAGTATCCAGACCGGCGCATTGTGATCGGCGCAGACAATGACCAATGGACCACGCGACCGGATGGCACGCTCTACAACGCTGGCATGTCAGGCGCGCAACAGGCGGCGGTTGCCATCGGCGGCGCGGTGGTGATCGCGCCACAGGTGCATGAAGATGACCCGGCGCGGCGGACAGACTGGGACGACATACACGATAGCGACGGGGCGGAAGCGGTGCGGGATGCCTTTGCTGCGGCATTGGTCCCGCGACAGGTCGAGGCTGATCAATGGGAACCGGTGTATGAGCCTGACCCGGAGCCGGTGTCGGATGATCCATTTGACGAGGTGCGACCGCTTGGACACGACGATGGGGTTTTCTACTTCTTCCCGCGCGTGTCCGGTCAGGTCGTGGAAATGACGGCAACTGCGCTTGGAAGCATGATGAACCTATGCAGGCTGGCAAACCGTGCATTCTGGGAACGGCATTTCGGCGGGCGCGACGTGAGCGAGCGCAAGTTGTGCAGCTTGGCCGGAACCGCTCTCATCGAGGCTTGTCAACAGCGCGGCATCCATGACCGTGGCCGCGTGAGGGGCGTAGGGGCGTGGATGGATGGCAACCGTCCGGTTTTCAACTGCGGGGATGCGGTCGTGTGGCAGGGCGGCAGATGCGCGCCACCTGACTACAAGTCAACTCATGTCTACATTTCCGGCCCGCGCGTTGCCGAGATCAGAGACGACCCGCTTAGCAACACAGAGGCGGCGGCATTGCTAGAGATCAGCCGTCGCTTGACGTGGAAGTCACAGCAGCATGGCTACATCTTGGCGGGCTGGATCGTTCTGGCAATGGTCGGAGGTGCGCCACGATGGCGCCCGCATATCGTTATCACGGGGGAGAAGGGAGCGGGCAAGTCTTTCGTGCTGGATAGCATCGTCAAGCCGGTCTTGGGAAACATGGTGCTTGATATGGCGGGCGGGACAAGCGAACCCGGCATTCGCAAGAACATCGGAGCCAGCAGCAGGCCGGTTGTCATGGACGAGGCCGAGAGCGAGACCCAGCGCGACAAGCAACGCATGGAGGACGTGCTAATGTTGGCGCGCAAGGCATCAAGCGGGGCAACGATAGCCAACTTTGACGGCAGCTACACGGTGAGGAGCGCATTCTGCTTTGCCGCCATTAACCCCCGGATCGTGCAAGGCGCGGACCTTGACCGCAACACCATCATTGAGCTGATGCGAGACAGGCGCCCGGATGCAGCCGACCGGTTCGCGACGCTCAAGCGCATGGTGAGCGAGACCCTGACGCCGGAGTTTTCCAGCCGGTTGCTGGCGCGGACGTTCTGGAACCTTGAAGCCTTGATGCAGAACATGGAGACATTCGCGACGGTCATGGCAGGCACGAGCGGCGGGCAACGCTTCGGTGATCAGTTCGGATTTCTCATCGCCGGGGCATACAGCCTCACCAGCACAAACCCCGTGAGCATGGAAGACGCGCGGGCATGGTGCGCAAAGCAGGATTGGTCATGGGCGCGCGAGGACAACGATATGAGTGACAGCGAGCGGTTGCTTTCCTTCATCCTTGCCGCTCGGGCGCGATATGACGACAGGGGCATGTCCAGAGAGGCCAGCATTGGCCGGTTGATCGACCGGGCTATCAATGCCGACGGAGGCGACAGAGACGCGGCCATTGCGGCGCTTGGGGAATACGGCATCCATGCAGACCGTGACCGGGTGGTGATCGCCAACCAGAGCCATCAGCTTTCCGGGCTGCTCAAGGATACGTCATGGGGCGGCGGATGGCGGCGGGCATTGCTTGGGCTTGATGGGGCGGAGAGTGTGGACAAGGTGCGCTTTACCGCCACACTGAGAACGCGCGGGGTTTCCATCCCGACCGGGCTTGTCCTGTCAGACCTTGCATCGCCATACGAGGAGGAATTGCCGCTATATGAAGGCGAGGACTTCCGCTGATGCTGTATGATGATCAAGCGGACCTTGTGGCGCGCGTCAGGCAGGCCATGCGCAAGCATAAGCGGGTGCTGATGCAGGCTTGCACGGGCGCGGGAAAGACGCGCATGACGGCGGATATGATCGCGGGCACAAAGGCCAAGGGCACGCGGTCAATCTTCATGGTCCCGCGCAAGGAGTTGCTGCGGCAAACCATCGAGACCATGTGTGAGTATGATATGCCCTTCGGCGTGATTAGCCCAGACCACGCGCCGCAGCCCTTCGCCAAGTGCCAGATAGCCATGTCTCCGACACTCGCACGGCGCCTTGACCGGATAACGCCGCCTGACGTGCTATTTCACGACGAGGCGCACTATGGCGGTGCGGAGATTGCGCGGATCATCCAATGGGCGACAGATGCCGGGTCATGGATCGTCGGCATGTCTGCCACGCCGCTCAAGACCAACGGCAAGCCCATGGGTGACTGGTATGACACGATGGTCGAGGGCCTGCCTATGGCTGAGCTTATCAAGCTTGGCCGGTTGTCAGACTATCGCTATTTCGCCCCCAGCACGCCAGACCTGAGCGGCATCAAGTCGTCGGATGGTGATTTCGTCAAGTCGCAGCTTGCGGCGGCAATGGAAGCGGATAGCGTCCTGATCGGGGATGCGGTATCGACCTACAAGGCACATGCGGCTGGTCGGCTTAACGTGGTCTTTTGCACCAGCCGGAAGCACGCAGGGCTTGTGTGCCAGTCATTCCAAGACGCAGGCGTTGCGGCAGGCATGATAGACGGAACAATGGGAGACGACGAGCGCGCGGCCATCATCAAGCGGTTTGCGCGCCGTGAGATCACTGTCCTTTGCAATGTCGAGTTGCTGACGTTTGGCTTCGACCTGTCCGCAGCGGCCAAGATGGACGTAACTGTTGAGTGCATGTCAGACCTGCGCCCGACCAAAAGCCTGCCGTTGCAATTGCAGAAATGGGGGCGAGTGCTGCGGCGCAAGGACTTCCCCGCGCTTATCTTCGACCACGCTGGCAACTCCACGCGGCATGGCTTGCCCGATGATCCGCGCGAATGGTCGCTTGACGGCAAGAAGAAGCGAGAGGCAAGCGACGAGAAAAGCCAACCCGTGCGGCAATGCCCTGAGTGCTATTTCGTCGCGCGCCCGTCTCCATGCTGCCCGAACTGCGGCTTTGTCTTTCCTGTCGCGTCACGCATGGTCGAGGAACGCGAAGGCGAGTTGGCCGAGGTCAAGCGCGGCGAGATCGTTGCTCGCAAGAGAGAGCAAGGCCGGGCTGATACGTTGGAAGACTTGATCAAGGTCGGCATAGCGCGCGGCATGTCCAATCCGCACGGCTGGGCTAGGCATGTCTGGTCGGCAAGGGAGGCCAAGCGAGCATGATGGTAGGCTATGCGACAACCCCGGACGACGACGAGGGCGTGACATTCGCGCGCAACTGGATCAAGGCGCAGGGCCTGACCGGCGATGATGTGCGGATGGTCAAGCGGGAAGGCAGCGTCATAGTCCTGGACAAGGGAGACGCACACAAACGGCTGAAGGTGACAGATGGCAACGGCTGAGACCAACATTATGAACGCCTGCATGGTGGCGCTATCGGCGGCTGGGTGCCTTGTCTGGCGCAACAACTGCGGCGTCCTGAAAGATAGCACCGGCAGACCGATCCGCTACGGCCTGTGCGTCGGAAGTGCCGACCTGATAGGGGTAGCGCCAGACGGCAAGTTTCTGGCCGTGGAAGTAAAAACCGCCACGGGTCGCACGTCAGAAGCGCAGGACCGCTTTATAGCGGCGGTTCTGCGTCTTGGGGGGCGTGCTGGCGTTGCGCGGTCGCCGGAGGGTGCTGTGCGGATTGCCACCGGTTGACCAGATCGCGCACCATATCAGAGATGTGAACCCAACCGCCAATCTTGGCAGTCTGCTTCATCGCGGCGTGTTCTTCCGGGGTCAGTCGAATTTGAATTTGGGTGTTGCGGGTCATGTTGACGCCCCTTGTCATTACGTGTATTGTCGTGACATTACATTGACAGCGCAATCCGCGCAAGAGGAGAGAGATATGACCGTCACCTATCACCGCGACCTGATGCAGGGAACCGACGAATGGCTTGCTGCCAGATGCGGCCTGATCACGGCGAGCGAGATGAAGCTTTTGCTTACACCGACGCTAAAGACGGCGCGCAATGAGAAGACCCGCGCGCACCTCTATGAACTGACGGCGCAGCGTATCACGCGCTACACAGAACCGACATTCATCGGCGACGATATGCTGCGGGGCATGGCAGACGAGTTTCTTGCCCGCGACCTGTATTCGCAGCACTACGGCGAGGTCGAGGAATGCGGCTTCATCACCAATGACCGCTGGGGCTTCACGCTGGGCTATTCCCCTGACGGTCTTGTCGGGCTTGATGGATTGATCGAGGTCAAGAGCAGGCGGCAGAAGTATCAGGTCGAGACCATCCTGCGCGGCGAGGTTCCTGTTGACTACATCTTGCAATGCCAGACCGGCATTATGACGGCAGAGCGGCAATGGCTGGACTTTATCAGCTACAGCGGCGGGCTTCCCATGGTCACGATCCGTGTGCATCCTGACGATGTGCTGCAAAACGCCATCCTTGAAGCGGCATCGGACTTTGAGGCGCAGATCGCCGATGCGCTGGCGGATTACAAAGCGCAGTTGGACAAGCTGCGGACCATCCCGACAGATCGGACAATTGAACAGGAGATGTTTACATGAGCGATATGAGCGCAGTCATTCAGCCGAAGAGCGACCAAATCAACGCTGACTCGCTTATCAGCGGCCCAATGACGGTCACGATTACCGGCGTCAAAATCCAGCCCGGACAGGAACAACCTGTGTCGGTTTCCATTGCCGGGACAAGCAAAGTCTGGCGCCCGTGCAAGACCACGGCGCGCATTCTTGTCGCGGTTTGGGGCGCCGATGCAAACCAGTATATCGGGCGCAGTCTGACGCTATACTGTGACCCGAAAGTGAAATGGGGTGGCTTGGAAGTCGGCGGCATTCGCATCAGCCAAATGAGCCACATGGATCGGGAAATGACGCTGGCGATGACGGTCAGCAAGGCCAATCGCCAGCCCGCCAAAATCAGGCCACTGCAAGCAACTGAGGCACCCCAAGAACCAGACGACGCGATGCAACAGGCCGAGACAGCCGCGCGCAACGGCACGGCATCATTCCGCGCTTGGTGGTCAAGCGATGCTGGCAAGGCGTGCAGGGCAACGGCAACGGCCAACCTTGACCGGCTTAAGGCAATGGCGGCGGAAGCTGATCCGCCGCCAGATGATGACGCGCCGCCGATGTAAAGCGAAGGCCCGGATCACTCCGGGCCTTTTTCATTTCTTCCCTCTCAATATCCGCTTTGCCTCTTGCCGCGTGACGCCCATCTTGCGGGCGGCTTCTGAGACGCTGGCATACTTCCCCAGCGGCACCGGCTGAGAGCCGTAGGTGGGTTTCATTCCTGTATCCTCCTGAATATGCTTCTGATGATGTAGCTTCGCGCAAAAGACAGACCGAAGAACATGGCAGTGATTGCGGCGCTCTGGCCCGCGTCATAGCCGAGAATGAAGCGCGTTGCCGCCCATGACACGACAAGACCGATAGCAGCGTTGCAGAGGCTTTCCAGCGCGGTCACAGGAGCGGCTCCTGCTTTGGTTTGGGCGGTGGCGCTGCAATGAAAAGATCATCTTGCCGCGCCGCCTCGTCAACGCGCTTGCAGGCGATGGCGAAATGCTTGATATTGCAGCGTGTTCGTGTTATCTTCTCGCCATGACAAATCCCATTCACCACACCTGCGCGAAGTGCGGAAAATCCTTTAACGGCAACCGGCACCGCAAGTATTGCGGGCGTGATTGCGCGCGGTCTGATCGCGGCCCGTCTTGGAATAGCGGTGTTAAGACTGGCCCTAGTGGCCGATCCACAAGGGTTGCCAAGACTTGCGCTGGTTGCGGCGAAACATTCAGCGTGTCCGCCTATCGGGCGGATAGCGCAATTTTTTGCACCATGTCCTGCTACCACGCACACCGATGGGACGGGGTTCAGAGTTCCGTCCGAGAGTGCGCCTCTTGCGGCAAGACATTCTCGCATTTCGCTTGCGAAGATAGGAAGTTTTGCAGCCACCCCTGTTATGTTGCTTCTGGCAACGGCGCATTTTATGGACCGGACAGCCCGCAATGGAAGGGCGGAACGTCCAAGCATTACCGCAGGGGTGCCGATTGGCCTGCATCCTCTGAGGCTGCTCGGGTGCGCGACGACAGGACGTGCAAAGGATGCGGAAAGCCGGAATCCGCGCTTGCTGGAATCCGCAAGCGGCTTGACGTTCACCACATTGTCCCGTGGTCGGTCGGTCAGTCTAACGCAATCTCCAACCTCGTCACACTGTGCCGCTCTTGCCATCACAGAAGCGAACCGCGCCCCGATGTGGTCAAATGGCTGATGGCTTGCCCTACACATCAAGAAAGCTTTCTTGCTGAGGCGCGGGCGGCTTGGGGTCTGGAATAAGAAGGTCTGGCTGCTGCCATGCCTTGTGAACCCTCTCACATGCTATGCGCCAATATTCCTCGTCTAGCTCCACCCCAGTCCCGTGACGGCCCATGCGCTGACAGGCGACAAGGGTGGTGCCAGACCCCATAAACGGATCAAGGATGGTCTTGGCGTCGGGCAGGAAGCCGAGGCACCATTCCATGAGGGCGACGGGCTTTTGGGTGGGATGGCGCGTTGTGTCGTCGCTTTGCACCGAAAAATGATTTGCGTGAGTCTCCAAAATCAAAGACACGCGATTTAGGGTCATTATCCGTAGCGGACCTCGCCGCGATGAAAAGGCCAGTTCCCCATCTGATTGCGAAATCCGCTGCCCCTTGTCCCATACCAGCCAGCCCCGCGATGGTGGCAGTAGGTCAGCGAAGTGGTTTCCACCCCATATGATTTGGTCGCCACTTTTGCTCAACATTTGGGCAAAAGCATTTTCAGAAGGCCTGCGCGCATCCCAACCTTTAAACTCATGTGCCTTGCGCCCGCCCTTGCCGCCTGCGGTTCGCTTCTGCCCGTCCCTGCCAATTCCATAAGGCGGGTCCGTCACCACGGCATCGAACCGCCCGAGCAGCGGCATCACCTCAAGGCAATCCCCCAATATCAGGCGCTGATTCCCAATGCGTTCCTCTTTGATGATTGCCATCACCGCGCCCCCAGCCGGATCAACTCTTCCGCCACCAGACGCACATGGCCGCTGCGTCGGTCGCGCGGAGCCATACGCACCAGCGTAAAGCGCGGGTATGTTTCCGCCCGATCATCTGGTAGGCCGATAGCGGCATCATCCGGCAGGCGCGGCAAGGTGACGGGCTTGTCACCTGACGGGGTGCGGATGACCTGGGTTTTGGTTTGCATTATCGCCCTCATTTCAGATACTTCGATGTTACAGGCATCAACACGAAAATCGCGAGCGGGTCATCGCCAACAATCCGCGCCGGTTCATTGCTGCCCTTTGACGTGAGGCGGAATGTCGGAGTGACCCTTGCCTGATCGGCAAGGTATTTCCGATTGAAGCCGGTAATGAACCCATCCGGCCCGGTTGCCTGCGCCGGGATGGTGACGGATATTGACCGGTCATCAGACTTTTCGCTCATCTGCCCTGCGGTGATTGCAACGAAAACCGATTTGAAGCCATATTCCGGCACCGCCATCAGCCGCTTAATCTGCGCCGCCGAAATCACCGCAGAAATCGCGTTGTTCTCTTCTGGAACGGCCCTGTTGTAATCCGGATACTTACCGTCAATCAGCTTGACGCGATACGTCCAGCCATCGCCAGCGAACACCGCCAAGTGCGGATCGTCGCAGAGCGACATTTTGACATTGCCCGCCGTTTCGCGCAGCAAAGCCTTCACCGCTTCTGTCGGCAAGATCACCTCCGGCCCGGCCCATGCGACAGTGCTATCAATCCGCGCCAACCGGTGCCCATCGGTCGCAACGGCCCGCAATGTCGCATACGGGGATTTGCACAGATACACGCCGTTCAGATAGTAGCGGGTTTCCTCGGTCGAAATGCAGTGGGCCGAAAGCCGCAACAGGCGGTTGATGTCGGACGCGGCAAGCAAAGTGGTTGTCTTGGCGACATTGAAGGCGGCAAGTCTTGCCTCCGGCATCAACGGGAAGTCAACAGCCTGGCACAGCAGGTTGACGGAAAGCGAGAACCCATCAGCCGAGACAGTCAGTTTGTCGGCATCTTTGCCCGGCGTGACGGTGAACGTCAGCGCCTCGCAATCCAGCGCCGCAAGCCGCGCTAACAGCTTGTAATCAACGGTGAAGGCAAAATCGGCAGCGGCGGTTGCTTCGGCGGTATGGTGAATTTCCAAGTCCAGATTGGTCTGGACAAATTCAACCGCGCCGGGCGCCACCGATACCAGAGTATGCGACAGGATCGGAATTTTCCCCCACCGCTGATAGGCGGGCTTCAACCGCTTGACGGCGGCTTTCAGGTCTGCGGTTTTGATGGCGAAGGCGTTCATGTTGATATCCCATGTCTAGAGAAAGCCCCGGCGCCATGATAACGCCGGGGAGTTGGCCTTGCGCGGGAGGATGCGCTTGGCAGGGAGGTTATTCTTCGTCCCAGCAAGAGACCGGAACAGCGCCGTTTGTGGCGGTTGCGATCCTGACGGAGAGTTCGCGCGACGGCTTGCGTTTTCCGCTTCTGAGCAGGCTCATATGCGGCGGCTTGATCTCAAGCAACTTGGCGAACTCTCCGGGCTTCATGCCGGTGTCGGTGAGGTATTTTCTGAGTGCTTCCATGACCGGATATTCACATGCCGCAAAACGCAGCGCAAGCTATTTTTTTGCCGCCCGCAACACCTTTCCGCTTGCACGGCGGTTTGCGGTGTGTAAATGTTCGGGGAGAGACAGCAGACATGGGGATAGCCACAATGCAACCGATCCGCTTCACGCTTTCCGCAGCTTACCTTGCCAGCGTCCGCGACATGGGCGATCCGGTGATGATTGCCAGCGCGATCCGGCTTTTCAACGCCATCCGCTTTCCCCGCACCCAGCCATGCACCGAAGCGGACAAGCTGGCCTATCTTGAATGGTGCGACCTGTGACCTGCAACATGGAGAAGACAATGACCAATGAAGAACTCAAGGCCGCGCTGGCGGAACTGAACGAAGCGGCGAACCGCAAACTTGGCGAGCCGATGTATATTCCCATGATCCTCAATCTTCGCGGTGATTGGTGGAGCGTCAATGGATACGCCGACCACGCTATGCGCCGCCGCTTTGACGGCAAGAGCGACCAGACGCCGGAAGGCGCCATTGCAAACATGCGCGCCGAGGTCGAGGCATGGCCGACGCCGGAAGAGGCGAACCTGCACGAGTTCCAGCGCAAGGTTGCCGAGGCCATCGACTACGGCAACGAGAAGGGCATCGCGGCGGAGTGGCTGAACCCCATCGTGGAAGTCGCCCGCACCATGGCTAGCAATGCAATCACGAAGGTGCCAGCATGACCACCACCCACAAATTCCGCGACGGCATCACGCGCCCCGCACATCAGCACAATAACGGCGGCGGCTGGGTTGCTGATGCGGCATTTGCGGCTGATGAGGTATATATCGGCCCGCGCGCGGAAGTGATCGGCGGCACCATCCGGGGCGGCACCATCCGGGGCGGCACCATCTGGGGCGGCACCATCGAGGGCGGCACCATCGAGGGCGGCACCATCCGGGGCGGCACCATCCGGGGCGGCACCATCGAGGGCGGCACCATCCGGGGCGGCACCATCCGGGGCGGCACCATCGAGGGCGGCACCATCCGGGGCGGCACCATCCGGGGCGGCACCATCCGGGGCGGCACCATCTGGGGCGGCGTGGTGACGCGAGACGTCACCTTTATTTGCGGATGCATCCCGTATCAGGTCACAATTACCGATACCCACGCCGGGGTCGGATGCCAGTGGAAGACCCACGATGAATGGGAAACCGATGGCGCCAAGATTGCAACTGATAACAACATGACCACGGCAGACTACGAACTGCTCATGATGTTTATCCGTCGCCACCAGCAATGAGCGAAGACATGACCACCCCCGAACAAACCTACCTCGCCGCCATCACCAAGGAACCCCGCTAATGCACCGCCACATCTCCATGACCCCAGCCGCGATTGCCGCGCGTTCCGACGACAGCATCAGGATCGACATGAGCAACTTTGCCGAGGACTACCGCACCGCCACGGTATACCTTGACCACGACTGGGATGAAGTCTCCGATGATGCCGTGCGCGGCGGGCAATACCTGCGCACCTGCACCGCCACCGTGATAGGTGTTGTGATCGACGACACCGTGCCCGAGGTGCTGACGGCAGAGCAGGCGGAAGCGTTCTTCGGCCCGCAAGCGATCATGCACTGGCAGTCGGCATCGGCTGAGATTGCGGAGGCGGGGTGATGACCTTCAACACCTTCACCGTTTACCTTGTCGTGTTCTGCCTTGGCTTCGGCGCGGCAGAGGTGGCGTTTCTGATCTGGATGCGGCTTCAATGACCGTCCGTTACATTCCCGTGCATCTGCCCGAACTGACCGACCCGCCGATTTTCAACGCGGCGGCGGTTGCGATCCGGTTGCGCGCCATGCTGCACCGCCGCAGCTTTCTGCCCGGCGATGATGATGCGATCTACGCGGCGATACGGTTGATTGAGACCCGCGACTAACCTGCCGCGCCAACTTCCCCGGCATCGGACCGGGGGCTTTCAGCACACAAACCAAGGATCACACACCATGAAGACCGCTATCATTTTCGCAACTGCCGCCGTTCTCGCCATTGCCGGATGCACTGACGACGCGCGGATTGCGACTGCGAACCTCACCAAAGCCGCCGACAACTTCGAGATCAACCGCCGCGTGGTTTTCTACAACGGCATCACAGACAGCTACATGCTCTCAATTGAGGGCCTGTGCAGCATGGACTTGAACGCCACCGCAACGGCTTTCAACGTCATCTGCAAGGTTGGGCCGAAGGAATACAAGCGCCACACCTTGGTTTTGTCCGACAATACATCGGCGTTTGTCGAACAACTCGAACCCGCGACCGTCAGCGCGTATCACTATCGCGTGACGTTCAAGCCGCAGGCGATCATCCCAGATGTGGATTTTCGCGGTGCCGCTGGCGAACTGACCACCAACACCAGCGAGGCGAACCAGTGACCATCCTGATCGCCATCGCCGCGTTCATCTGCGGCTTCATTCTTGGCGGCGCGTCTGTGCTGTCCATCGCCAGCGTTTGGCCCAGCTATCCCGGCGACGGGTTGGATAAGGGGGATTGCAAATGACTGACCGCCCGATCATTTTTTCCGCGCCGATGGTGCGCGCCCTGCTGGACGGGCGGAAGAGCCAGACGAGGCGGCTGTTGAAGCTCGCCGGGCGATCGCCGGATTACATTGGCCCGGCAGGTTGCCAAGGCGACCCGACATGCTGGGGCTGGGAAATGCCAGACCTTGGGGGTTACGTCACGATAGAGGGCGACGACAAAGACCACTTGCCCGGATGGCGCAATGGCTGGCGCGATTGGCAAGGAGCTTACGCCCCCGGAGACCGGCTCTATGTCCGGGAGCATTGGCGCTGCCCCGCCAAGCATGACGCGACCGCGCCGCGCGATCTGACGCCGCGCTCGATGACTATCGCCTTTGAGGCGGGCGGGAGTATCGCCAATCAGGACAGCCGCGACGACTGGCGGCCCTCCTCTGCGTCCTATACCGGGGCAGACTGGATGGGCCGCTTCCGCCAAGCCATGCACATGCCCCGCTGGGCCTCGCGCCTGACCCTGACTGTCACCGGAGTCAGGGTGCAGCGGTTGCAGGATATCAGCGAGGCGGATGCGGTGGCGGAAGGGGTTATCCATGACGGCTTTGGTGGGTGGCGCGGCCATGAAGGCACAATCGGCTATCCGACCGCAATATGGGCTTACCATCACCTCTGGAACAGCCTGCACGGCCCCGGCGCATGGGATGCAAACCCGTGGGTGGTGGCGCTGACCTTTGACGTGGTGCGCGGTAATATTGACCAGATGCCGGGGGTGGCGGGATGAGTGATACAGCGCGCGTCCTCGATCCATGCTGCGGCAGCCGCATGTTCTGGTTTGACCGGGCCGACGGCCGAGCAGTCTTTGGAGACATCAGGCACGAGTCTCACATCCTGACCGACAAGAGCAGCTCTGGCGGGTCGCGAGAACTGATCATCGCGCCCGATGTGCTGATGGATTTTCGGGCGATTCCGTTCGCCGACGACCACTTTAATCTTGTCGTGTTCGATCCGCCGCATCTGGTGCGCAACGGTCGCTCGGGCTGGCTCGCGAAAAAGTATGGGAAGCTGGGAACCGATTGGCAGGACGACATTCGGGCGGGTTTCGCTGAGTGTTTTCGCGTCCTGCGCCCGCATGGCACCCTGATTTTCAAGTGGAATGAGCATGAGGTGCCAGTGTCTCAGATCCTGGCGCTGACGGATCAGAAGCCATTGTTTGGCAATCGCTGCGGAAAGAATGCCAAGAGCCACTGGATTGTCTTCATGAAGTCGGGCTCCACCCCATGACCGCCCGCTTCATCGCCGCCGACTACCCCGCAGGCCGCATCCTTCACATCGGAAATGGAGTCCAGACATGACCAAGGACAAATCGAAAATCTGCCGCAGCTTTCGGCAGGACTTCCCCGAGTTCGTCGCGCGCGCTGAGGCGCTTGGCGTCAGCATCAACCTGAGCGAGGGGCGCCGCAACGGGCGAGAGCGGGTTTTCTGGCTGGATGGATGCCGCCAGCTGACAGGCTACACGACGCGCAGCGATGGCGGCAGGTTCACCCATGCGGACGCGGTGGCTAACATCGAGCGGGCGCTGGCGGCGATTGAGGAAGGCCGGGCCATAATTGCCGGTCTTACGGTTGCCGAGCGGTTCGCGCGGGTTGTCGCGGAAATGCGCAAGATTACCCCGCAATCCAGGATGATCGGTGAGGTTCGCTTGCCCTGTGGTGACGGCGCGCATTGCTTCTTCATGGCCGACTATGAAGGCGGCGTGCGGCTTTGGGGTTTCGGTCAGGACGTGGCAAGGGCCAAGGCTGGGTGGCGTCACGGCGAAACCGCCGCAGATCAGCTTGCGCGGTTTTGCGATGCGCTTGAGTCTGATTTTATCGCCCGGCTTGGGCTTATGGAGAGGATTGAGTGATGTCATACCACAAAGATGAACGAAACACCCCGTCGCTGAAGGAACTGCTGCGACTTCACGGCCTGGATGACGAAAAGCCCTCACAACTGGCAGACGTTTTTCGCCTTGCCTACTGGCACCGCGAGGCCGAAATCGCCCGCCTGACCGCCGAGCGGGACGACGCCATTCGCGCGAAAGATTGCTTCCAGCGCATGACGCGGGCGCATTGGGAGGCTCTTTGCGCGATGCGAAACAGCATCAACGAATACATTCAGATGCCAAACACTGACAGCGGCCCTCTGTTTTCGCCAGAGGACGGTCCGATTTACGCAGACATTGCGGAACGAGTTATCGCCGATCTGACGGAAAGCCGCGCCTACGCGCTGGCACTGGAACAGGAGTTGGGGGACCGCGCCCGCCTGACCGCCGAGCGGGATGCGGCGCTGGCGGGGTGGGACGATCAGAAGCAGCGGCACCATGAATGCTGGGTTGAAAGCGTCAAGACCCTGTATCGTGCGCTTGATGCCGAAGCAGAACTCGCCGCCATCCAGCCCGGCCCCGACGCGCGCCAAGCCGATCTGGCGAAGGCGTGGGAAATGGGGCGGGATGCGGCGGCTGCATGGCATACAATGCAAGCGGAGACCGCCATGGGGGCGCTTTGCTGCGGAAGCGATAACTACGAAATTCGTCGCGCAGGGCGGGTTAGTGACATGCACCGGGGGCATTCCGAAGCCATCCGCGCCCTGACCCCGCCCGCCGATCTGGCGGCGAAGATCGGGGGTGAGTGATGAACCGGGCGACCCTCATAGTCGAGGAGGTTGCGAAGGCTAGCCTCCCTGACGGCGCTCCACTGTTTTTTCGGGAAGTCCGTGCAGCGCGCTTTGAAGGGAAGAACAGGGTTACCGCAGACGTAATAATGTTTGACGGCCTCCCAGCTACAATGCGGCTAACACGCTGGGCTTTTGGGTGGTCGAAAGGCTGGGACAGTATGCCGGGCGGAGACATCTATTTGGAAGCTGGACAATGGAAACGATGCGGGAACGACTGGTGGGTGGAAGGGGCAGACGCATGACCGGGCCGGATCGCTGGAAATTTCGCAGCAAGACATTCCCCGGCATGGCGCAGGCATGGGCCGCGCAATGGGGCGGTAACGTGGCTGATCAGTTTGCCAGTTGACAACCCCGCCGCCGCGCTGCATAGTGTGACGCAGGATAACACAGGAGAGTGTGATGCAGATTGAAGCTGGAAAATACTACCGCAGGCGTGATGGACAAAAATGCGGACCGGCATGGACTGACGGGAATCAGCCTTACCCATGG